ATTTACAGATTGGATTATTACCATGCAAGAAGACGCAGAGGAAATGGAGTATTTAGAGTTTATATCTAAACACGGAGAAGCAAACGCTGACATATGGCGTGACTATCATAACCCAAACTATGCAGATCATGAGCAAGGATAAAAAAAGAAATCCAATAGCACAAGAACTACGCACACCTAAATATAAAAGTCGCGTGGTCCAAGATAAGAGGGACAAGTACAAAAAAGAATTAAGCTTGAAAGATGTTATCAATCAAGCGAAAAGGTTTCTTGATGAATAAACCCTTGGTCCTTGTCACATGGCTCGATGCCAAAGATGGACAAACCGGTTGGCATTCTATTGAAGACATACAAAAAGAACGACTAGCCACCTGTCATTCAACAGGTTGGCTAATGTTCAAAGATGAAACAAAAATAATTATCATGGCAGACTATTCAGAATTTGACGACGACAAAGAAGGCGGACGTCACATCACCATACCTTCCGGGTGGGTGCAAACCATAACATATCTCAAAGGAGATTATAAGGAGAAACAAAATGAACATGGATAGATTACTAGCTTCCGTGAAAAAACACGAGGGCTACAGAAACAAGGTATACCTAGATACCCTAGGTAAAAGAACAGTGGGCGTAGGACACCTCTGCGTCGAAGATTTTTGGGAAGACGACAAAGAATACGAAGAGAAGTTTCTCATGACCATACTAGAACACGACTTAGAAACAGCAATCAAAGGCGCAAAAGACTTGATGTCAGAGAATGGTTGCATGGATATGGACGAGGTAGCAGAAGAGATTATTATAGAAATGATCTTTCAACTGGGCAAGACAGGTGTATCTAAGTTTAAGAACATGTGGAAAGCATTATCATCACTTGACTATTCTACGGCGGCGAGCGAAATGCTCGATAGTCGTTGGGCAAAACAAACTCCCAACAGAGCAAAAAATATGAGTTCGGAGATGGCGTCTCTTGGCTAGGTACGTCTGGCAGTGGTATTGGGACTACGACTGGCTTGGTAATAAATACAAAGCCATATACTTTGGACCTAGACTAGACTGGATGAAGCTGTTTACAAGACGCAAGAAGAAAAAGAAATGAAAATTCTCATACTTACAGGACTAGTTGCTATAATTATTATATTGTTATTCATCGCGGTAATGATTTATGCTATTGGTGAAAAATTATCTGAGAAATAACTTGATCCCATATGGTGTTTAGGTGTATAGCTAGAAGCTTACCCCCAAAACAAACCATAAGGAGAAAATATGACGGTAGAGGAATTGAAGGATGTTATTGTGTATTTACAAGGCAGAATAGAAGAATTAGAATCAAAAAAAATGTGTGAATGTGCAGAAGAACTTCCGGAAGGACCAACAGACCCTACCGTAACATATAAAGCAACACCAAGAGAAGTATTTGTAACTAATTATGACGAAGATGAGGAGTGTATCTCTTGTTCAGCCTAGCTCTTCTTCCTCATACTCTCGACGATCATAAGAAATATCGAAAAAATTACAAAGATCGTTCTCTATTTTCTCGTATGTATTATCTCTTGGTTCAAAATCCTCTAATAACTTATTTAAAATAACATATAAGACTGCCCGGGCGCCGTTAAGATCGGTGCCATCTAGGACTTTTCCGTCCTCTGTCTTGTAATTAGCAACAATTTCATCAGAATAATATCGAATACGCGTTGATACGTGGTCCGACATCTCTTTCATTGCATCTTTAAACTCTCGTTTTTGCATGCTCTCTCCTATCTTGGCTCCATTGTTGAACTCTACCTCGCCAATAATCTTTTTCTTTACGGTCTAATTGTTCCCATCTAGCTCGTCTAAATCCATCCTTATCAAATCTATATCGTAAATTCTTTGCTTGTTTATCATACTTTGTTTCCTCAGACATTAACACCTTTCGTTGGTTGATCCATGGTAAAGTGCACGTTAAACGCCATAGAGCGTCTCTCTCCTTCACTTCTAAATGGATAGACTTGATGTACTAACCAACTAGGAAAGATATAAAAATCTCCTACCTCTGGCTTTACTAAGAAGCTATGCCTTGCAAAATGATTAGGTATAGAACCTATAAACTCTAGACAGCCAGCAGTTGGATGATGATCTTCTTTTTCGTATTCTTTATCAAACTCAGGAGGAATTTTTAGAAAACAAACACCCGATAAATTGGAGTCATGAATATGCATCGGGTTAAAATCACCAGCCCACTGACTAACTGTCCAAACACGGAACGCGATCTTTGTACCCTCGGGAAGATATTCGGGTAAAACGCGCTTCGTGTATTCCTCCGATATGGTTGCGAGGAATTCTGGTAAACCTTTGATAGCCATATGATCTATACTTATTTCTTTTTTAACATTACCGGCAAGGTTATGGCTCCAATCTCTCTCTTTACTCTTCTCCTCATCATTCAATATATCATCAGATTGCTTGTTTAAAGCATCAACATATAGTTGAGGTAGTTTGGTTTTGAGGATACTTGGTCCAAAAGGTTGGTATATATCAAATGCTATCTGTTCTTCAGCCATCAAAGTTCTCCGGGTTTTTAAGTTCTCTCTCGTGTTGTTCCCACAGACGACGACCTTCGCCGTAAGAATATAACCATTCGTTTACAGTAAATTCTTTTTCTGTCCCATCTGTGTAGGACACAATCACTTTATCTTTTACTCTTCTTACTGCACTAACTATCAGTTTTTTTTTCATCTTTGACATGACCTTGAGCCATTGGTTGTGTAAAGTAAATTGATTTAACGTCCTGTATGGCGTCTTTTATTTCTACTTTTCTTACAATAATGTTCTTTAGTTCTTCAATATGATCTGCATGATCATGATCTTTACTGGTTATGTACGTTGGTGCATTTGTTAGCAAAACTTCTTTTGCTTCAAGTTCAGATAACTCTCCATTTAATTTATTTAAAACTGCTGTATATAATGCAGCTTTAATTCTTCTATCATTTGTGTCTGACATGATTATCTTCTCCATTTTTTAGTGTAGGTCTATCTTGTTCTTTATCAACTAGGTAACGTATAAATGAAGCCATGGACATATAGTTTTTTTCCGCTATGGGCTTGGCTCGTTTGTACGTATCTATACTTATTGCGACAGATTTATACTTTTTAATGTCGGTCATTTCTTTCTCCTATATATGTAGTATGTTTATTCATACATGCCCATACATATGGGATTTTAACAAATTGTCAAGGAAATTAAGTCTTTTTATTGTTTTTGTAATATTCCCAAATTTCTTCTGATCTAAATATTTGAGGGTATTTTTCAAATAAACCAAGTGTAACAGCCAATAATTTTTTTGTATACTCTGGATCTACAGCATAATTTTTTAAAGTTTGAATAAGTTCATACACATTAACATTATCATTCATGTATTGAGATATTCGTAAATCTCTGTATTCCTCAAAAGCACTAGAGGTGTTAAGTAAATCAATGTAATCAGAAACACTTTCACACTTATTACCGTATACTTTTAACATTATATCACTGTTAAGTGATTTCATATGTGGTTCTGTTTTATCTGTTTGTATAATGCCATAAAAATTATTACCTTGTCTAGCAAATCTAGAACGTCCCCAATCTGACTCTAATATGGCTTGTGCTACACTAACAGCGACTACAACTCTTTCATTAGGAGGTACAAATGCATTGTTTAACACTGTGCACTCAGCTATTCCTTTTACAAATTGATCGCGCGGATTCATACTATAATTAAAATCAAATCCGTTTAATAATGGATTACATAATATAAATAATGTAGCGCATAACTCCTTAAACATCTTCGTCCTTTTCTATAAATTCAAACTCAACACCTAATCTTACCTGTTCTTTACTTCTTTGTCTATGAATACGAGTGCCCGGTTTCCAAGTTTGACGGTATGATGTTGTTTTTACGTCTATTTTTCTAACTTCACCGGTCTCTTGATGTACTAAAACTAAATCAATTGGTCCTGCTCCAGATACATTTTTAAATACCATGTATCCTTCTTGTAAAAATTTAATTACAGCGCGGTGTTCATTAACATCACCTGTTACTTTTTTTTGATCTCGCCCCATTTATTTTTCTAAATACTCTAAAGTTTTTCTTAACAAATTAGGATCGTCTTTAAGAGCGCCCATTCCACGATTACAATGATGACACAAAAGTCCTCTAGGTTTAAGATTAGGATTTTTTTTAAACATTTTCCTATCGCCTAAACTGTGGTCGTGATCAATTACAGGCATTTCATCAAATTTTATTTTTGAATTTTTTCTTTCTTCTTTAGTAATAAAAGGATTGGTTGGATTATTGAAATGATAATCCATATTTAATTTTTTACCACATATTTCACAATATCCGGGTTGTTCTATAAACCATTTAGCAACACCAAATCCCCAATGTTCTGCTACTGCATAATATTTTAATTTTTTTCTATCTATTAAAGTTTCTTCAACTAATTTTATTTGCTCTGGTGTCTTTTTTTTCTTTTTTTTAATAAATTTTTTTAAATTTAATTTTTTGTTATTTTCTTTTTCCCAAATTTTTTTTTCATAAAGATGTTTGGTATATCTATACGATTTACTTTTTATAAAACCTGTCATTTCTTTTTAATCTCTCCCCATGATGGTCCTATCTCCGCGTCTACCTTTAAAGGTACCTTTAACTCCACGGTATTTTCCATTACTTCCTTGATCCGTGTTGCGTGTTCCTTGCTCTCAATAGAACAATTCAATTCATCGTGTACTTGTATATGCGATATAATTCCTTCTTCATATAAATCGACCATCGCTTTCTTCGTCATGTCCGCTGATGATCCCTGTATTAATCTATTAAGTGCTTTATATGTCCATGCTCTTTTTAAATCGCGTCCATATTCTTTTTCCGCTTCCCATAATGGCAATGCTTTATGAATACCAAAAGCGCGTGGTTCCCATAAATCAAAACGACATTTACGACCAAGCAGTGTACGTAAGAAACCTACATTCTCTGCTTTTCTAGTTGCTTGTTCCATCAATTGTTTTACGAAGGGTACATTAGCATGAAACTTTGCAAATAAATCTTCTGTCTCATCTCTATCTAAACCTAACTCGCTAGCTAGTTTACCTTTACCCATACCATACATCATACCAAGATTAATTGTCTTGGCTGTACGACGGTCTATGCCCGCCATATCGGCGACAGCTTGGTGAAAGTCGGGGTCCTGTGTCTTATAAGACTCTATGACCTCGTCGGCGCCTTTCAAGCCACCGCCGGTAAGCGCGGCGAAGTGCACAAGAACGCGTGGCTCTTGCTGAGAGTAGTCGAAACTACCCCACTTGCAACCCTCGTCTGGGACGAAGATTGATCGTATCAACGGTCCGATATCTTTATTACGTGCAGGAATTTGTTGTAGATTTGGATTACTATAACTGAACCGTCCAGTGACTGTTCCTCCTGTTTCACCACGCATTTGATTGATATCGGCGTGAATTCTACTGTGCGAAGAGTGTGTTAATATTGTGTCAATAAATGTTGTGCGTGCTTTATTAAACTCTCTTGCTTGTACAACCATTTTTGCTAATGGATGTTTGTGTGTTGTTAAAAAGTTTTTATCAAACTTTGGTTGTCCGGACTTTTCTGTGCGCTCGTATCTAATATTTAATTTATCAAATGCTTTTGCTACACTTACTGCCGCCCAGATATCAACATCAACACCTGTATCTTTTTTTATTTGTGTAAGTAATGTTGTTTCTTTTTTCTGTAAATCTTTTTTTATTTTATCTGCTTTGTTTAAATCAACACGTACACCTTTTGTTTTCATGTCAAGAAGACAAGGAAAGAGTCGTGTCTCTAAATCAAAGATACTAGATAACTCTTGCTTAATTATTTCTA